GTGGCCCTTAGTGATACCAAACTCCGTAGCATCAATGCTAAGCCATACAGCGGCTCAGCTGAGGTCACAGATGGTGACGGGCTGAGTGTACGCATAACGCCCACAGGCACGATCACATTCCAGTTTCGTTATCGCTGGAACGGTAAGCCCGTTCGCCTCTCCATTGGCCGCTATCCCGCTATGTCTCTCAAGGAGGCGCGCGTAGTCGTCGGTGAGATGCGCGAATTGTACCTCAAGGGGCTAAACCCGAAAAATTATTTTGCCAAAGAAGATGGCGAGCTGACTCTCAAAGAGTGCCTGGATCAGTGGTGGGGTAAGTATGTTGAAACGCTGAAGCCGAACACTCAGACGCTGTACAAGTCAGTTGTGTACAACACGATGTACACAGAATTCCCGGACGCTCCGGTAGTAAACATTCCTGTTTCGGCATGGGTGCGTTTCTTTGATAAGCAGGAAAAGAAGAACAGCAAAAAGGCCAGGGTACTTCTTCTGCAGCTACGTTCCGTCATGAACTGGTGTATCAGCCGCCAGTTGATCCCATCGTGTGAAGTCCTGAAGCTTAGCGTCAAGACCATTGGCAAAAAACCTGATGTGGGTAGCAGGGTTCTGACCTATACCGAACTGGCTAAGATTTGGCTAGCTCTTGAAAACAACAAAATCGTTACATCTAACAAGGTGCTTCATCAGCTGCTTCTTCTTTGGGGAGCCAGGCTATCTGAGCTTCGCCTGGCTACCGCCAGCGAGTTCAACATGGATGATCTTATCTGGACGACTCCAGCAGAGCATTCAAAGATGGGTAACGTAATTCGTCGCCCGGTGTTTGACCAGGTGAAACCTTTTGTTGAAAGGCTTCTCAATGCTGGAAATGATGTTCTGTTTCCCGGTCAGGAACTGGACAAGCCTATAGATCGCTCATCAGCTAATCTCTATATGAAAAAGTTAAGGGATAAAATTGATATACCGGAGTGGCGTACACATGATTTCCGGCGCTCGCTGGTGACAAACTTATCAGGAGAAGGGGTTATGCCCCACGTCACTGAAAAGATGCTTGGGCATGAGCTGGGAGGGGTTATGGCGGTATACAACAAGCACGACTGGTTAGCAGAACAGAAGGATGCTTATGAGTTGTATGCAGATAAAATATTTTGGCATGTTAAGCACCTATGCTAATTTGTACCTGTTTATAAGTACCCCCCTAACTTTACCTGAATGGAAGTAAATAAAATGCTACAAGATGATGTTCTCGAAGAGGAAAATAATGTAGTTGAACAGTTAGTGGTTAAATATGATGGTGAAGCATTAGCCAATCATAAAATAGATTTAGATGTTTTAACCGAGTCTCTGAATGGTCTTAATAGTTTGCTAAAAGAAGTTAACTTTATTGTTAACGGAACTGGTGAAAATTTAGATGTGGAAGTCGAGCCTTTTCGCGAAGGCTCTTTCGAATATTTAATCGATGTCATTCAAAATCCAACTCAATATTTAGATATTTTAAGTATTATTGGTATTGGTGGGACAGCCGCTGTTGCTGCTGGTAATACATTAATAGACATAATTCGCATGATCAATGGGCGTCAGATACGCCGTATAACGTTAACCGCTGACGGAGATTGTAAGATAATATTAGAAGATGGGGAGGAGATAGTAGCACCTTCTTATTATAGACCACTATTAGCTTCTCCCAGCATCAGAAAAGCATTATCTAAGATCATCCATAACCCTTTGCAGAAAGATGGGTATGAAACATTTAAAATTTCAACCCGACAAGGCAGGGATGTCGTTATAGTAGAAAAAAGAAATGCTGAGCCATTTAAATACCGTAGGGTTCCTGTTGAACAGTCTTTTTCTGAACAATTATTTGAAGATGTGGCTATAACATTTTTGACTATTCATAAAGACAAAAATAGTGGATGGCGAGCAAACTATGACGACGATACTATTACGGTTTCAATCGAAGACGAAGAGTTCCTGCAACGAGTCAGAACAGGCCGTGAGGCTGGGATTTTCAGTGATACTTACTATGTCGATTTGCTTGTCCGGGAAAACTTGAATTCTCTGGACAAAACCTACATAGTTGGTAGAGTGAACGAACTTTTATAGCTACGTAAACTAAGGGGGGGATCATGACAGCTTTTGCTTTCTGGCTGGCCTTTTTCAGCATCCTCCCTGTGCTTTACTGGGCCTTCAAGATTCTCTTTGATCGTATACGTTTCATGTTTACTCCACGGCATCTAATTTCGTTGGAATACGTTGATGATGAGGGAGTTAGGCATACAAAAGTTGTTGATGTTTCAACAGATGACGAGTTCTATGAAGTAGCCATGGCTGCAATCCGTAATGGAAAGGTAGTCAAAGGAGGTGCAGGTGACTGAAAAATCAACACCTGAAAGTTACGAAAAAGTACCTCTTATTTCTAATGCTGTTGCTAGTGGCTTAACTGGGGCTGCAACCTTAGTCATTGCATCTTGGGATGGGCACTTACCGTTTATAAATTCAGATTTATCATCACTTAAGTCATTGATATTAGCTGCACTCCCATGCTTCGCAATGTTTTTGTCTCATTGGATTAAAACGCTTGGGTTCAAGTGGTCATTAGGTAGTGTAAATAGACAATTGTTAAGTATTAACAAAAGAAAAGAAAAACTCCTCAAAAAAGATATTGAAAAATATAAAGGTATCATTTCTGAGGAGAAGATTGCTGATTTCCGTAAACAACTTGAACAGGTTTTGCAAGATCGGCACGATATTATAAACAATACTTACATGCAAAAATTAAAAGAACGCAATGAAACTCTTGAAGAGTATAATACTCACAGAACAACTCAAACGAATGACAACCCTGAGTTGCAAAAACTCTTAGAAAATCAAAAGAATACTTAGCTTAATGTATCAGCGTTAAACTATATAGACTTATTTATCCCACCTTCTTCCAACCAACGCGTTACAGCCTTACGACTGTAACGCGTTGGATAAGTTAACACTGGCTGAGGAAAACCATGTTCTTTTCGTAAACGCCATACAGCTGTTTTTTTCTTTCCCAGCAATTCGAATACTTCTTTTTCTTCCATAAAATCTGTAGAAGTCATAAGCACCTCATTCAAAATTACCGTTAAAAATACACGTTCCACACCCACCGCGAGCCCCTTCAGTACAAACATCACAGCGATCTACTTTTTTACGAGTTCGTTCTTTGATGTGCAGCCTTGGTTCCCCGTCTTTTGGTTCCGGCCATGAGCGCTGCTTGTTTACCGCCAGCTTTTCGATCATCGCTTTGGTAATCTGCTCATCTGTAATACCAGCCAGGCGCTGGGCGTCCCACAGCAGGAATTGCATATCAGCCCACTCCGACAGGTCATCCGGTTCCGCTGCGGCCTCCATAGCCTCTTTTGCTAGGTGCTTCAGTGGGCCAACAGGGCCGACATTACCGAATGTTACCTGTGACCACTCTGCGTGCTCGCGGCGTACCTGCTCTCGGTCCTTTGCTGGTTGCGCTGGCGGATAATTTGCCAGCATCCAACTAATGACGTAGTCGGCCTTGAACCGCTCAACCGGAAATCCTTCATTCCAGTCACGGAAGTGATAGATAACTTTTGCCAGCTCAGGTTGAAGCGCCACCGGCTCGCTGTCCATTGCGGCCAGCGCGATGCTGGCCAACTCCTCGGCCTCTTCAGCTAGCAGCATTACGTTGCTTCCAGCTCCGTAGGTTTCACGCCATAGTTTAATTTTTTCCAGTCGTTCTCTGGTTAACTGGTTATTGGTCATTTATTCAGCCCTACGCTGTTAGCATGGCAATAATGCTCACCATTCGGGCGGGTAGACGTTACACCACAGCGCGGACATGGTTCAGGAAACGTTAGAACCAACTGTTCAACAACTGTGGAAACTTCCTGCTGTTCAGCGTCGGTAAGCTGGCGCTTAAGTTCAAACTCCAACGAATCGACGATTAAGAAGGCGAAGCCCTCAGTAGAACTGCGCATAGCATCAATGATTTTTTCTTTCGTCAGAGCATCAGTCATGGCTGGCCTCCTCGAATAACACTTCACCCTCAATACCGCCGACCTGATAAACGATCGATCCATCGTCCCGATATTCCACTGGTGCAGCGCTCCAGCCTTCGCCATTGGGATCGTCATCGTCGCCGACTTGGAAAAACCCGCCAGCCACTACACGGGCCGGATACATTTCACCTTCCGTCCAGTATCCTTCGGTATCTTTTAAGCATTTGACATTCATGCTGCCACCCATTGATTGACCAGCCATATTCCCAGCGCAGAAAGCGATGCCGCTCCAACCAGAACTATTGCATCCAGGATTAATGTCTTTCGCAGAATGGGATCACGGTAAATTTTGAAAATCATTCACTAACACCTCCCATTGTTGAATCAGATTCAATCGCGCGGCACCAATGCTATCGGCGTGGTAGGTCACCTTTACAGAATGATGTTTGTGCGGACATTGCAAAGTCCCATAACGCATATAGGGGCTATTACCATGCCAGGAGAATTGAGCTAAAGCCCCACAGGTAGGGCATTTGAGGATAGTTTCTGTCATGCGGCATCACTTTCTTCAGATGATGAGGTCTGTTCATTGTTTTGCTCGCCTTCCCCAGGTGCCGATGTTTCGTAGCGGAATTCCTGAAGAATCGACAGCACCTCGGCCTGCATTGCTGGTGGTACTTCAATGATCAGTCCGCCGCTGGTGGTCTCTTTGCATGATGAGATGATCTCCAGAAACTTCCGCGCCTTTCCTGCATTGAATTGTGGCTTGGCGATGCTCTTTGTGACTTTCGTTTTCCCGGCTGCTTCTGCTTTTTTCATCAGCCTGGCGGCTTCCCGGTCTGCATAAACGCCATGTTCACGAGAAATGCCAATCGCAATGGCATAGTTCATAGAGCCATCGCGAACCAGCTTTTTGATATACGGGGTGCATTCATGAAGCTGGAGATGTTGAAGGATATCGGACTCTGAACGCTTAACTTTTGCGGCAATCTCTGCCGGGCTCCATCCCTGATTCTGAAGGCGGTGATACGCCGCGCCACGTTCAAGGGGAGTAAGTGCCAGCCCTTGCGAGCTAGTCACCATAAACGCGATCTTATCGGCTTCAGTACCAACAAAATCTTTGCACTCAAGGCGTACGATATCGTGTCCCATAGCAATAGCAGCGAGCGCACCGTGATAGCGGTGGTGGCCGTCGATCACCTTTACACCACGCTCAGTAACTTCGACGGCCAGCGGAGGAATATATTCACCGGCAATAAACGCATCGCGGAATTCATCGACATGCGCCTGATTCAGTTCGCGAACGTTGTAGCCTTCTTCCGCATAAATTGAGGCGATCGGGACGTTATAAGTTTTACGGGTAGTTAACCCGGATTCTTTATCGTTATAGAGCTGGCCTAAGCTTGGCATATGGTCACCTTTTTGAATTAGGGAGTGCTTCGCTATGCGCCCCACCTGGAGGCGCATAAAACAACACACGGGATGGATGGGTTAGATGGAGCCTTCGTAGATAGGCAGTTCATCGCCGAGCTGGTTTTCCATATCGGCTACGATCTCCTGGAAGGCGTGCTCAATGATTTTTTTCGGCTCGATCAGCTCATACCAGAGGACCAGCTGACCGTCGCGCAGGCGATAGCGAATGCGCGCATCGATTTGGTACGGTGCGCCATTATGGAAAGGCGCGATTGCCAGGCTGATTTTTTCCGGGATTTTGGTATTGCCTGAGCCGGATTTATCATCGCTGTACTGGAACTGACAGGTTCCGTCCTGCAGGCGCTTAACCGACTTGAACTCAACTTTCCTTGTCTCTTGGAAGGCGAGTACCATTTCCAGGAGATCGGTACCGGACGGGCCTTTATAGTTATCGCTAATCGGCGCGATGTTCTGGATGTTGTTTTCCAGAAACTCAGCGAAGTCGATCTGATTCATCTTGTTACCATCAGACCCCACCCATGCTTTCCAGTCATCAGAGAAAGGACAGTCATAAACTGCTTTGTGCATTCCCCAGTGGGGGTTATCGGCGTCCTGGTGGAAGTCCAGCACCGCTACGATCCGGGTTTTGGTCTTGTCGGCGAAAACAACAGAACGCGCATCACGGAATCGCTGGATATATGCGATTAGCGAACCGGGGGAAATCAGGTTTGTATTCTGGCGAATACGAGACGGGGCAATCTGGAGGCTTTCGAGCGATTTGATATCGAAGCCATCCGGGACGACGACGGACGGGATGTCGGTATTAGTTTTCAGCGTTGCAGCAACCAGATCGCGGATGTCGTGCACGGCAGAGCCTTCAATTTGAGACATTGAATAATTCCTTTAGAGAGGTGTGTTGAAAAAGAGGGTGGGATTACTGAGCCAGCTTAATAGGCGCAGCTTGCGGTGCTTGTTCGATAACTTTCAAATCCATCTGAACTTGCGCCGGGTCATCACGCAGCAGATCGCCATCAGCGGTAGAGAACATGATGGTATCGGCGCGGTCCAGTTCCGGGATAGTGCGGGTTACTTTTGGCGTGACCTTCATGGTGTTTTCGTCACGGGTATTCAGCATTGAACAGTTAAGGGTAAGGGTCACAGCTCCCTTTTTACCCGTTTCACGTACAGCCTTGATCACTTCGGCCAGCGCTTCAGTCAGCTCGGCATCGAGAGTGCCTTTGTTTATGTACGCCAGCTGCTGGCTAAACGGCGTGGTATTTTTGGTTTCGGACATAATTATCTCCAGTTATCAGCAAGGATCGCCTTTCTGGGTAAGAAGCCTGTACATCCAGCTCTGCCGCCAGAAGCGAACGAATGATTTAGGGTTGCGAACAGCTTGCACACCGCGAGGGACGCGCATCAGGTCGCCACAGGGGAAATTAACGTTACGGAAGGTCATATAAATCACCGATTAATTAGGTATCCGGCAGGAGTTGAACCCGCGCTGGGTTGGGCAGCCCAGCCAACACCGGGAGCGGACACATAGAAGAAAAAGGGCGGTTACCCATCAGAACATTATCCTCTTCCTCCTGTTTGATTGATGGAAGACCAGGTAACCGCCAAGATGTTAAGGACACTTCATATTGGAGGAATTACTCACATCGTAAGAATGTTTTTAGAGGTACTATTCAAAAATGTGTATAGTATATTAGTTGCAAACTAAAAAATAACGAGGTCGTTTTATGGTAAGCAAAGATAGTTTTCTTAAGAAATTAAACCGGAATTCCGAAGCGCGGCTTTCAGATGAACAAAAAATAGAAGCCGCAAAGAGAGAAATGATAGATAAAGCCACGCATGACTCAAGTTTTTACGCATCGGAAGTAAAGAGTCTAGTTTCTAATGTGGAAAAATGGATCTCTGAGTCATCAATACAAATAGTAAAACAAGAGATAGTTGTAAGTGAGTTTTTGAAGGATAACATCACGCCGGTAAGTTATAGAGTTTTACAATTTGCTCTTGTTTATGAAGGTTTAAATTTAATCTTTACTCCCCAAGGTTGTCTCAGATTTCAAAATAGTGGATTAATTGATATTTGTGTTGACTCCCCGAACCTAACCAAAGTATATGAAAATATAGCTTTGTTAGTTGATTCGGAATTTAAGTATCAGTGGTTCTTTTCTGATGATAAAAATACTTTTATTGTGAATGGAGATACATTTAGGGATTTTGTGCTCAAAACAATTGGGATTGAGTGATTCTATTAATTTTGAGCGAATATTATATTTCCACACGCCTTAGTAGTAAGGCGTGTCATCCGACTTGCTTTACTCATTACTTGTTATGGATAAGTGGAGAATGATAGCATTCTGCCCGCCCTGTAAGTCGGTTTTTATTGCGAGAACATTTTGTACTTATCCAAACAAGCATCCTTCTGATGCATCAGACTTCGAAACATTCTAAGTAGAGAAAATGGCGCTAATAGCTCTTCACTCTGTGAAGAGAAAAAATACTAACAAGAAGAGAAAGGAGCTAAAAAGCGCCACAGACTTAATAACCTCTTACCGAAACGGTTACACAGGACGGTAATTTGGTGGTGCTTTCGGGCAAGGAAAAAAATAACTTCCCGAAAGCTATCAACTCGCGCTTGCACATATCCTCCTGCCAGTGTTGCCCGTTCACGTCTGTTGTCACAGAGCTAGTCTTCTCACCGACCGGATCGCACCCGGTGATACTCCGCATTTGTGCGTAGGGGTCTAAACAGGTTTCATGTGCTGTTCCGACTTTGCTGATTGTAAAAGAGCGGTATTGCTTCAGCGGACCCCGTTCGTAACGTTTACGGTTGGGTATCTGTCCGCCGTTGATGGATAGATATTCCTACTTAAAGTAGAAAATATCAACAACCAAAAGTAGAAAATGTAGTGGTGTTTTATCATGTCATTGATTTAAAGTTGAATTTATTTTTACGCTTACAGTGTGTTATGGTTAAAAAAACACCAGTGAGGGTTGCAAAATGGAAAGCGATTGGGAAATTGAGCGGCCCGCATTCATAGCTGGCGAGGTCGGTGAAGCCGCAATCTGGCTAATACTGAAAGGCGAAGAGGTCAACCGAGCCGCGATGGCAGAATATTTGGAGAAGAAGCGCCGGGAGGTGGGCAACACGATCCACAAAGGTGTCTTGCGAGATGCAGCCAGGCTTGTGAGGGATGGAAAATTTTAGGGCTTACCCGGCGTAACATGCTCGCCGGGAAGTCAGCCTACGGATGAGATATTGTTGAGGCATTTCCCTGCTCAATAACACCAGACCTTACCTTGTAACTTCCTAATATTTTTATTGTTTTATTTCCCTTCATAGCATCAAAGATTATACCTATTTCATCTGGATCATTGATGAAACTAGTATCAACATAAATAGGAAAGGACGTTTCTCCAGTCGGTTCGTGGCAACTAAGAGTCAGCTTGTCCGCAGAGCGTTTGATGCTATCTATTAAAACCTCAAGAGTAAGCTGTTCAGATTTAGCTTTTTCAATAGGGTTTTTGATGATTTCTTGGATATCGTTGTGAGTCAGCTCAACTTTATCCACACCCGTTATCGTTATGTGGGTGGCATCGGAAGCGCCCTTCAGGACGCCCGTAAATGCTTTTGCTGTATGTTCCTGAATGCCTTCTGCTCTTTCAATGGTATCTACTCCGGCATGCTCTTTAATTGCAGAAAGCATTCCATCTTTAAGAAGAGTCATCCTTTCGATTTCAGCTTTTTGCTTTACATCTTCTAATTGAATTTCTTGCTGCTTTTCTTCAATGCTAGCCTTGCTTTCAAGGTATGACGTGCCGATCCAGCCCCCGCCTAATACGGCCAGAGCAAACAGGAAACACATTGTCTTCTGTGTTGGGCTCATACCTTGGGTTACCTTTGCAAATGCTTCACCAAAAGCCTCAAACAACTCTTTTAAAGAGGCGATTATCTCGGTGCAACCTGGATTAATGGTGAAAACCAACTCAGCAGCTTCACGATCTTCTATGGTTAATTTCTGTAAGTTTGAAGTTTTATACTTTATCAGAGTATAAACTTTATACATTTCTGTCTGAAACTCACAGATACCCTGAGCAAGACTTGATGGCAATGTACCATTGTATTTGTTTTCATCGCCATAGATTTTGAAATCAATGCTATTGAAAAAATTTAGCTTAATATTTTCAATGCGTATGTCTTCGCCTGCCATTAAGCTGTTAAAAACAGTTTCAAGGTCGCCAAGTGAGTTTATGTTGATTGGTAAGGCTGAAGCTTCCATGTTAAATCCTTGATTATAAACATATCTGCAAAGCTACAGACCCCGGTCGAAAGAGCCTCATAGCCGGTTATATTTTATTGATTCATGAATCAATGCCTTACCCATCACATAAAGGTTATCTTGGGTATCTTCGTTGATGTACCACTTCTCATAAGCTGGGTTATCTGACAGAACCGCTAGCTTATCACCCTGCATTTGCAGGCGCTTAACGTGGAAAGTCTTCCCATAAACAAATGAGTAGACGCCATCAGTCTGAAAATTCCGAACCGATACATCAACGAACAGCCGATCGCCCGACACAAGGGTAGGGGCCATGCTATCGCCGTTAACGGTCATAACCTTAACATCTGCAGGATCACGATTTCCAAAGAGCACCCGCGCATGCTCTGTAGTGAACTCAATAGCGTAAAGCACTTCAACATAGTCGGAAATCATGTAGTTTCCGGGGCCTGCACTGACTGTTAAATCAAGTACTTCAACGCGATAAACATCCTGCAATGGATTGCTGGCAATAGACTTCACCGCTTCACCCTCCGAGGGCTTACCAACGCCATACTCAAGATATGCCGCGTCCACCCCCAAAACCGCAGAAAGCTTCCGCATTGTTGGAGTTCTTGGTTTTGCCGTCCCAAGCGTATAGCGCCTAACCATCTCATAGGTTACACCAGTCTTTTCTGATAACTGAGTGATTGAGATATCGCTCATAGAAATCAGCCCATTCAGGCGGGCGGCAAAATCTGGATACTTTTGTTCTTCTACCATAGGTAGAAGATTACGTAATTGGCAGTAATTCGTCATTTCTATTTTCAGTAGTTGATCTTTCTACTTTAAGTAGTATTATTCCTCTATCAACTAGAGGAGTCTCTCATGTCCAATTCACCCACCGAAGCCGCGATTAAGGCAGCAGGGCGGTCTTTATCAGAGGTCGCGCGTAGCTTTGGCTTCAAGTCTACCCAGTCAGTAGCCAACTGGGTCATTAACGATCAGGTCCCATCTGAGCGCGTTTTGCAGCTATGCGAACTTGGCGGGTGGATTGTTACTCCCCATCAGCTACGGCCTGATATCTATCCGAACCCCAATGATGGGCTCCCTGACAACAAGACTCAGGTTACTACTTCTGCTGCTTAATCATAACCACAACTCAAGAGGTGAAATCGTGGGTAATGAACCTGAATGGAAAGTAGAACGCCAGCCTGCATGGCTGGTGGCCGCGATAAGAAGAACTATTGCTGATTTATCGGGTGGATATGACGAAGCTGCTGAAATTCTCGGGGTTTATAAGTCCGATGACGTAACTCCGGCTACCGACCCATTGCATAACCGGCTTCGGACCAACGGCGATCAAATCTTCCCTCTGGGTTGGGCGATGGTTTTACAAGCTGCTGGTGGCTCAAATCACATCGCAAATGCCGTTGCTCGTCACTCCAATGGGCTCTTTGTGCCGCTAGCTGATGTGGAAGATATCGATAACGCCGATATCAACCAGCGTCTGATGGAATCTATTGAATGGATTGGCAGGCACTCGCAGTACATCCGAAAAGCTACTGCTGATGGTGTTATTGATGCTGCCGAACGCGCTCAAATTGAAGAGAACAGCTACCAGGTTATGACCAAATGGCAGGAGCACCTGACTCTGTTATTCCGGGTTTTCTGCGCCCCTGATGAGGTTTCCCGACCGCCAGACTAATCAGTCTATTGCCCGGCTCACAGAAGTGAAGCAGGAGGGCTTATGTATCAGGACGAATATTTTCACGTGACTATGCCCACGGTTTTTGCTCGTGAGGACGCCCCGTGGATTAAAGAGCAATTAGCAGCACTCCCGGCAGGTATGCGGGAAAAAATCGCGATGGCGTATGCGCAGGCGTACCAGGAGGCGTTCGACGCAGAACCGGTGTCATTCCGGCAGCAGAACGCAGCACGACGAACGGCAAACCGCCGATTGCGAGAGTTTTGCACGAGATATACCCCAGCAGTCAGGGGATATACCTCGCTCCCACCCAGGGTATGAATTTTTAAAACCGGGTTGGGGGAAAGGGGGCGGTGTTGGGTTTTAGCCCGAAGGGCTGGAACAGCTTTACCAGAAGAGAACGATCTAACAGATAGATCACTGTATGGGGTTAAAACGTCAACTGGAAATCTGGACGTTTAGCCATCCAAAAGGAGCCAAAATGATTTATTCAGACGCTAACGAAAAATGGGCCCCCGTTCCGGTTGAGCCATATTCCAAAGCCTACGAAGTCAGCAACCTCGGACGGGTCCGCAGTGTTCCGCGCCTGGCTAACTCTGAATATTTTATTCGACACATTCACGGCGGTTTTCTGAAAGGCCGCCAGCGCAAAGACGGGACCAAAACCGTTACGTTGTCGGTTCAGCGTCAGCGCACTAAGTTTGTCATCGCCGAGTTGGTGGCTATGGCTTTCGGGGAGGTTACTGCTAATGCTTAACATCCAGCCCGCGAAAAACAGGTAGTCGCGTTAAACATGCTGCGCAGCGCCTGGAAACAGAATAACTCCTTCATGCTCTACGCCCCTGTAGGGTTCGGCAAAACAGCAATAGCCGCGCTGATCACTGATGGCTTTGTAAGCCGTGAAATGCGCGTAATGTTTGTGGCTCCGTATACGGTTCTGCTGGACCAGACCGCAGCCCGATTCATGGAATACGGCCTTCCTGGCGAAGAAATCAGTTATGTCTGGCGTGATCACCCGTCATACAACCCCACAGCTCTGATCCAGATTGCCAGTGCGGATACGCTGATTCGCCGTGAGTTCCCGGACAATATCGACCTGTTGATCGTTGATGAAGCCCACCTGAAGCGCAAAAAACTGCTGGAGGTTATCGACAATCTCACTCGCAACACAGCAACGAAGGTAATCGGCCTTTCCGGTACGCCTTTCGCTAAGTTCCTGGGCAATTACTACCAGCGCCTGATTAAGCCAACGACCATGAAGGAACTGATCGCCATTGGTGCATTGAGCAAATATGAGTTCTATGCACCGTCGCATCCTGATCTGTCCAAAGTGGAAACGTCATACGTAGCAGGCTATGGCAGCGACTACAAAGAAAACCAGCTCAGCCAGGTAATGAGCGAAGCCAAGCTGGTAGGCGACATCGTGAAAAACTGGCTGGAGAACGGCGAAGACCGCCCGACGATTTGTTTTTGCGTCGATGTCGCTCACGCCAATTTTGTCACGGTTGAATTTGCCAGCGCTGGCGTGACGGTTGAAGTTATGACAGCCAGCACACCGCACGACGAACGACAGCTCACGATCCGCCGCTTCGAACAGGGCATAACCAAAATCATCATTAACGTTGGTGTTCTGGTAGCCGGTTTTGATAGTGATGTTCGCTGCATTATCTTCGCCCGGCCAACCAAAAGCGAAATGCGCTGGATTCAGATTCTTGGGCGTGGCCTGCGTGCCGCTCCTGGTAAAGATCACTGCCTCATCTTCGACCACACAGGCACGGTTAATAAGCTGGGCTATCCCGACGATATTGAATACGACTATCTCCCTTCATCGTCTGACGGCATGGAAGAAGCACCGCAGAGAGCCGTAAAGACCGATGAAGCAGAAAAGCTGCCGAAAGAATGCAGCCAGTGCCACTTCGTCAAACCAGCCGGGATATACATCTGCCCGAAATGTGGCTTTAAACCACTCGCCGGGGAAGACGTGGAAACAGATAAATCCCGTGGGCTGAAAAAGGTAAGCAAAGCGGAAGTGAAATATACCGCTGAGCAGAAGCAATCATGGTGGTCTCAGATTCTTTTTTACCAGCGCACCCGCGCAGCGCAGGGACGCCCGGTCAGTGATGGCTGGTGTGCGCATACCTACAAACAAAAATTCTCTGTATGGCCACGGGGGCTACATCACACCCCGCAGCAAATCACACCGGAAGTAACGAATTTCATCAAATCAAAACAGATCGCCTTTGCGAAGAGAAAAGAGAAAGAAGGAGATGCCGCATGAATACCAAACAAGCTGCGATTGGTCGCTGGGCGGAAATATTTAAACACTATGGTCTCCCTGGTATCACCGGGAAAAACCATCTCAAGGGGGAATGTCCTCTGTGTGGCCGTACCGGAAAATTCCGCTGCGACAATAAAAACGGCACCGGCTCATACATCTGCGTGTGTGGATCTGGTGATGGCTGGGCCTTGTTGACCGCTAAGACTGGCAAAGAGTTTAAGGTTTTGGCCTCAGAAATAGACCGCCTGATCGGCAACGAGTACACCTCAGACCGCACCAGAGTAAATCCGGTACGTACATCGCTGGCGCAACAGCGTGAAAAGGTCAGTCGTAAGTTTGCAAAGCTCACCCCGCTGCGCGGAACCGGGGCAGATAGTTACCTGAAAGGGAGGGGTATCAATTCCCTGCCTTCTGAGAGCATCAGATTCTGCGATAAGCAGCCAGTAGACGGGAAAAACCTGCAGGCTATTTATGCATTGGCAACTGATGACCGTGGCGAACTGTGTTACCTGCACCGCACCTTGCTTGATGGTGATAAAAAGGCGCAAACAGGTGGCGCAGCCAAGAAGATGATGAAGCTGCAGGAAGATAGTTATCTGGAATTTGCTAAGTCTGTTGCTATCCGCATGTTCCCTACCTCCTCCACGCTGGGTATTGCAGAAGGTATCGAAACGGCGCTGGCCTGCCATCAGATCACTAAGTGCAATACCTGGGCGACGATGAACACTGCATTCATGAAGAAGTTCCGTGTACCTGCTGGCGTAAAGAACCTCATTATTTTTGCAGACTCAGATGCAAACGCTGCTGGGCATGCCGCCGCTTTTGAATGCGCTGCGGCGAATCTGCACGCGAAGAATGATCTGGAAAGTGTCTCCGTGCGCTGGCCTGCGCAGGGTGATTTTAATGATCTGCTGCTTAACGGTTCAGAAGTATTCGAGTGGGTATTTCACCGGGGGATGAAACAGTGAAGAAACCAGCGGCTGCAAAGGTGAAAACGTACAAACCGAAGAAATGCGCCAGCTGTGGTGAAACCTTCACTCCGGCCCGCAACCTGCAAAAGGTTTGTGGCCCGCTCTGTGCTATAGCCCACAACAGGGCGCTGAAACAAAAAAAAGCGGAGGCGGAACAGAAGGACAAGCTGAAGATGCGCAAAAAGGCTCTGCTTACCCGTGGTGACTACATCAAAAAAGCCCAGTCAGCCTTTAATGCCTTTATCCGTGAACGCGACGAGGGGAAACCATGCCCATCATGTGGCACTTATCACCCACCTATGATCTTTGGCGGCCAGTGGGATTGCGGTCATTTCATGGGGGTAGGTGCTCGTCCTGAATTGCGCTTTGAAGAGAAGAATGCTTACCGGCAGTGCAAAGCCTGTAATGGTGGATCGGGTCGGTTCGCTGCAAAGAATGCCACTGTACATGCCCGCTACAGGGAGACGCTGATCGAGTGGTATGGATTGCCGCTGGTGGAATGGCTGGAAGGCCCACACGAAGCGAAGCATTACTCAAAAGAAGACCTGGAAAACATAGCGGCTAAATACCGCCGTAAAACTCGCGAACTGAAAAAGCAGAGGGCCGCATGAATTACGATCTCATCTACTGTGATCCGCCGTGGGAATACGGTAACCGAATTAGCAACGGCGCAGCCTGTAATCATTACAGCACAATGAGCATTGAAGACCTGAAACGGCTCCCTGTCTGGTCTCTGGCTGCTGATAACGCCGTACTGGCGATGTGGTATACGGGGACCCATAACCGCGAGGCTGTAGAACTTGCTGAATCATGGGGTTTCCGGGTCAGAACAATGAAAGGCTTTACCTGGGTAAAACTGAATCAGAACGCCGCTGACCGCTTCAACAAGGCACTAAACGCCGGAAAGCTGGTGGACTTCAATGATCTTCTTGAGATGCTGGACCGGGAGACGCGCATGAACGGCGGCAATCATACCCGGAGCAATACAGAAGATGTCCTGATAGCGACCAGGGGAACCGGACTAACCCGCGCCAGCGCATCGGTAAAACAGGTTGTTCACACCTGCCTCGGTGAGCACAGCGCTAAACCGTGGGAAGTAAGGAACCGACTGGAGCAATTATACGGTGATGTGAAACGGATCGAACTATTCGCTCGGGAAGAGTGGAAAGGATGGGACCGCTGGGGAAATCAATGCAACAACAGTATCGAAATTATTACCGGACTGATTAAAGAGGTGAACCATGCAGCGTGATATTCAACTGGTACTCGAACGGTGGGGAACCTGGGCTATTAGTGAAGGCTCTCAGGTTGACTGGTCACCAATTGCAGCGGGTTTTAAAGGCCTCCTGTTAAATACCTCAAAGTCTCGCGAGTCATGTTGTGACAATGATGGCCTTATTGTAGACGCTGCCGTAGGAATGCTTAAACGAGCTGGCCGGGATGATGAGTTAAATCTGGTGATGTTGCATTACATGCATAACGTTTCTAAATCGACTATTGCCCGCTGGGAAAAATGTTCAGAGGGAAAAATACGTAACAGGTTAATGATAGCCGAAACGTTTATTGATGCCTGCATCATTATGAGTGGTGCCAGATTAGAAATGGATGATTGGGCCCATAAAAAAGAAGTAGAGAAAGTTGCATAAAAGTCTATTCGTTACGAATTTTATATATTAATGTGTTAAGAGTGGTCACTTAGACACGAACTTAAATATTACAGAACCTCGCCAATTGGCGGGGTTTTTTCATTTCAGGCCCTGACTAAAAGTTGCAGATTAACCGTGAAATGCATGACCCTGCGGCCTGAATTCTTTCCCCTCGTTCTGAGAGGATTCACAGCAATAGAGGGGGACCGATGTCCGAACCAATAACCGGCACAGGCTTAGCTGGTGGCGCTTTAACTGGGGCGAGTGTTTACGGGCTATTAACCGGTACAGACTACGGTGTTGTGTTCGGGGCATTTGCTGGTTCCGTCTTTTATATAGCGACAGCAGCCGATTTGAGCGCCCCACGAAGGATGGCATATTTCGTTGTGTCCTATATCGCTGGAGTTCTGTGCTCCGGGCTGGTCGGTTCTAAGTTATCCGACCTTACCGGGTACAACGATAAGCCTCTGGATGCAATTGGTGCCGTAATCATTTCGGCATTGGCCGTAAAAATACTCACCTTCCTGAACAATCAGGATATTGGCTCGCTGGTGGCGCTAATAACGCGCCGGGGAGGTTCCGGTGGTACTAAATGATCCTACTGCAACCATCAATGCGCTGTTATGTGCTGGTGTCGTTGTTACGTTGATGTTCTATCGCCGCAGAGACTCACGTCATCGTAAGTGGGTGTCGCGGCTGGCATGGCTGATAACAGTGATATACAGCTCTGTGCCGTTGGCGTATCTGTGCGGCATCTATCCCTATTCATCATGGCCCACCATTGCGGCCAATATCATGATCCTTGTTGTGCTGCTGAGCGTAAGAGGCAATGTAGCGCGGCTGGTTGATGCACTGAGGCACTAATGAATCAAACACAATTCCAGAAGGCGGCTGGTATTAGCGCCGGGTTAGCTGCGCGCTGGTTTCCGCATATTACAGCCGCGATGAAAGAGTTTGGCATCACTGCTCCACTCGATCAGGCAATGTTCATTGCCCAGATGGGACATGAGTCCGGAGGCTTTACCCGACTGGTGGAAAATCTGAACTATTCAGCAGATAGCCTTGTGCCTACGTTCGGTAAACACCGTATCACCGCCCAGCAGGCCGCAGCACTCGGCAGAACGGCAACACAACCAGCTAATCAGCGAGCAATCGCGAATCTGGTGTATGGGGGCGAGTGGGGAAAAAAGAATCTCGGTAATCAGGTTGCCGGTGATGGCTGGAAATATCGCGGTCGCGGTCTGAAACAAGTCACGGGCCTGAGCAACTATCGCAGCTGCGGACTGGCGCTGAAGCTTGAACTTGTCACCCAGCCTGAGCTGCTGGAGCGAGATGATTACGCAGCGCGTTCAGCCGCATGGTTTTATGTTTCCCACGGTTGCCTGCTTCATTCCGGCGACGTGGAGCGTGTAACGCTGCTTATTAACGGTGGTCGAAACGGTCTGGATAAACGCCGAGCGCTGTTTAACCTGGCTAAATCTGTACTGGTATGAGGTCACTATGGGCATTGAAATGATTATTGGTTTGGCAACTGCTTTGCTGGCGGTTATCGCTGGCGCGTTCGGTATTGGCCACGCTCGCGGGACCAGTAAGGCAGAAGCCAAAGCCGATCAGCAGCGTACCGAAGAGAATGCCGCCGCTGCCGTCGCCGCAGCAGAACGTAAGGCAGAAGTCACGAAAGAGGCAAGCGATGTACAGCAAACCGTTAGCCATATGCCTGATGACGATGTTGATCGCGAGCTGCGCGAAAGATTTACCCGCCCCGGTAGTCGTTGATACGGCCTGCAGCTGGGTGCGGATCATCTACCTGACTGACCACGATATCGACGTGCTGGATAAGCAGACCAAGCGTGACATCCTGGCGCACAACAAAGCAGTGCAGGCTAACTGCCCGCAACTAACCGGCAGGGTTACGCGATGACCAAGGCAAAGAATATTGAATTTCGACTGAGCAAACTTGAGAAAGGGCCAGACGAGAACGTTCTGGCCATCATGGAGATAAGGTCGAGAGCTATTGCAGGTAGCTTGCTGAAGCAGATTTCCTGCCAGGCGTTGAAAGATCGATAATGTCATTGAAGATTGCCTTGTAGGCTTTATTTAACTTCTCAACTGTTTTCGGGGTGATATCACTCGTAGGCGGCGCGTCGATACCATCCATTAATTCTATTTCAGCAAATTTTTTCAAAACCTGAAGGACACTCTCTTTTTGTTCTTCAGGCATCGTTTGCACAATAAAAGCAACAACGTTTCTCAGCGCCAGGAGTTGAGCATGAGTTACATAGTAATGATCGATCATATTTTCATTCCTGTTCTGTTGAGCTCGGCGATTTAACAGTATAGCGCAGAAATGTTGCCCGCTACTCTGTGGCAACTTTCAATCGTGATGACTGGCAATAGCGGGACTTTTTATGCCCGGAACGGAGTATCTATGAAAGAACGAAAACTCGTAATTGAAATTGATGACAACGCCATTGATTCAGTAATCGAAAAGGTTCGCCTGCTCAAAGAAGAACTGAGAAGCCTCAGCCTGCCGATCAACATCTCTGACGCAGTGCCGGCAGCATTAAAGCCAGAAGAGGAAAGGAACACGCAGGATGCCCGAAGCGTATTCCTTAGCAACCTTGATGCCGAAATTATTCAGGCTTGGTCATCATTGACAGCGCTTTTGAATACACGTCGTGACGCGACCTCCTTCGACTAGGAGCTGCTGCTGGCTTAAGGGTGTTTAGTTCATTCACGGCCTTTGTGAATTTAACCCTCACTTTACTGGCGCTATCTGATGGCATCTCGCTGAAGAGGCAAGATATAGCGATAGATAGTACCTCGGTCTCACCTTTAAGTGATTCCAGCTCCTCGACGATTTTCTGGAAAAGTTTCTGATTATCAACAGACATAAAAGCTCCTTAATTTGCTGTGTGGAAACTCAAAGATAAGCGAGCGTTACTTTTTGTAACATCCTGATATTCGATCAGTGCCGCTACCGTGCGGCTTCGATAATGCTCCCCACATCGCACAGAGGTAACACATGGCAGAGATCACACCTGCAGAACAGATTCGACTGAATCTGCTTTCCACCCTGAACTACGACACAGCAGCAGCAAAAGAGGCTATTGCGTTCGTTCAGGATAGCCAACTCAAATATCAGCTGTTTATCCAACAGTACAGCCGCGTAACAACTGAATCAGAAGTGGTGGCGCGGACAATCAAAGCAGTTCAGGAGTCGACCGAAGCTCTGGCTCTGTTTGATACCATCGCAGAGCAGGCCAGCTAAGGCATTATCACAGGCATTCACTGAGTGCCTGTGATAATGCAGGGCTCAATTGCGGTGTTGTTGTTTCCCCTGTTAATCTGTCCCAAATAAACCGATGGGGAATAGTGACGTGAAAAAGTTACTTTTTGCAGCATTAATTGGTGTTTCAGCTTTAACAATTACCGCATGTGCGCCAACAGTCCAGAAAGTAGATTACAACCAGAGATCAATGCTTTTATCTCTTGGAATGAACAAAAACGACGTCATGCAGATCATGGGGTCACCACGCAGGACGGATGTGAACCAGGAACGTGAGCGCTGGATATACTGGAATAAGGCTCTCTATGGCTACACAATCATTGATAACGAACAATTGGCTAACGATCGACTGGTTATAACTTTCGTTAATGGTAAGGTCACCAAATGGGGCCAGCAAACGCTGACTGATGACATATTGGAGTCATCACAAAAGAGCGCTCAGGCTTATGCTGAGGCACTCAAGAAATAGCCATTTCAGTCAAACGAGAACCTCGCTTCGGCGGGGTTTTTTTATATGCAAAAAGAGGTAATAACCGATGAGCTTTAAACATGAACTTGGTCAGGTGGTAACCGTCAGTATCAGTGAAGAAGAAGGGCATATCAAAGCTCGTGCTGAATATACGCATGGCCCCAATCAGTACCTTATTCATTATCGTGCAGCAGACGGGCGAGCTGTAGACGCATGGTTTGAAGAAGGGGAGCTGTCTCCATCTGCACAGTAGACGTACGCATTACAGAAGCCCCTCACATTGCGAGGGTCTTGATAATGCGAATGAGTATCACTTTTGATTTCAAATGGTGAAATTGGATGTTTGGACGTCTAAATGGCCATGAGTGGTGGATATGAATTATTAAAGTGCAAATGGTAATCATTATCATTTAATGGGTCCTCCCGGAGGGGTGGGCTACCACGGGGCGGCGGACTCGCGGAAAACGGCTAGTTTTCATTTTTCATAGTCATCATCATCATGTGCACAGGTTATTGATTTTCCAGATGTCGGATTTTCAATGATGTCGAATCGTATAAAAAGTGTTCACCATCATGGACCAGGAAATCGCTACTTTAAAACTCAATATCAACCAGCTTGCCGGGATTACTGGCGTACACCGCCAGACCGTCGCTACCAGGCTAAAAAATGTCAGTCCCGCCCAGGGAAGCAACAGCAAACTTAAGTTGTATCTTGTCACCGATATTCTGACAGAATTAATGATCCCGACGGTTTCCTCATCGAATCTTGAAGAGATGACACCCCCTGATCGCCTCGCTCACTGGAAAGCAGAAAATGAGCGGTTGAAATTTGAAGTAGATACCAAGCAACTTATCCCCGCCGAAGACGTCGCACGTGAATTTTCAATGATGGCGAAAGCCGTCGTCATGGTACTTGAAACACTTCCGGACATTCTTGAGCGCGACTGTGCACTTACGCCGGTTGCGGTATCACGAGTGCAAAGCGTGATTGATGACCTGCGCGATCAGGTTGCCCAAAAAGTAATGGACGCTGAACCAGAGGAGGATGAGCCAGAGGAGGACTGATGACAAAACGGGCATCTGCCAAGGGGATACGCCGCGATGTCTCCGGTATTCTTCGTGCCCCACGTCGTATGCAGGTGGCCGATGCGGTCAGCTCATATATGCGTGTGCCGATGGGGGCGGGTAACTCCGTACCATGGGACCCCAATCTGGCCCCTTATATTATTGAGCCGATGAATTGTCTGGCATCCCGTGAATATGATGCGGTGGTGTTTGTCGGACCGGCCCGAACCGGGAAAACGATTGGCCTGATTGATGGCTGGATTGTCTACAACATCGTTTGTGATCCCGCTGACATGCTGGTTATTCAGGTCTCCGAAGAGAAAGCGCGTGAACATTCCAAGAAACGCCTCGATCGCACATTCCGGTGTAGTCCGGAAGTAAAATCGCGACTCAGTCCGCGTCGTAACGACAATAACGTTCACGACCGCACCTTCCGGGCCGGTAACTATCTCAAACTGGGCTGGCCGTCAGTCAACATTATGTCGTCGTCAGACTATAAAAGCGTGGCGTTGACTGACTATGACCGCTTTCCTGAAGATATCGACGGAGAAGGTGATGCATTTTCCCTGGGTTCGAAACGTACCACTACGTTTATGTCCAGCGGCATGACTCTGGTTGAGAGTTCACCTGGCCGAGATATTCGTGACACGAAATGGCGACCAAACACCGCACATGAGGCACCGCCGACTACCGGCATATTATCGTTGTTTAATCGTGGTGACCGCCGCCGCCTTTACTGGCCGTGTCCGCATTGCGGAGAATATTTTCAGCCGGAGGTAGCCAATATGACGGGCTACCGGGATTCCCTTGATCCCGTTGTGGCAAGTGAGTCTGCATATCTCCAGTGCCCGGCTTGCAAAGGCAGGATCACCGCAGATATGAAACGTGAACTGAATATCCGCCATGTCTGGTTACGCGATGGAGAAAAAATAGACCGTGATGGCAACAGATTTGGGGAGCCGCGGCGATCACGCATCGCTTCATTCTGGATGGAGGGGCCTGCGGCTGCATATCAGACATGGTCGCAGATGATATACAAATTCCTGACTGCTGAGCAGGAATATGAGTCCACCCAGAGTGAAGAGACGCTGAAAACGGTAGTTAATACCGACTTTGGTCGGCCTTATCTACCCCGAGCCAGTCTCGAACAACGTAAGAGTGAGCTGCTCGAACGACGCGCTGAAGACGTGCCGAAGCGATCTGTACCAGATGGTGTGCTCTTTATGACTGCAACCGTTGATGTGCAGGGCGGTAAATCCCGTCGTTTCGTGGTTCAGGTGACTGGCTACGGTGAGCAGGGTGAGAGATGGCTGGTCGATCGCTACAACATACGCCAGTCTCTGCGGGCAAATGAGCACGGTGAATGTTACTCCATCGATCCGGCAAGTTACCCGGAAGACTGGGATTTACTTTTGTCTGACGTGTTCGAAAAGTCATGGCCCTTAGCGAGCAACCCTTCAAAACGCATGCGGCTCATGGCGATGGCTGTCGATTCCGGCGGTGAGGATGGTGTCACCGATAACGCCTATAAGTTCTGGCGTAAGTGCCGCCGGGATGGGCTTGGTAAAAAGATTTTCCTCTTCAAGGGCGACAGTGTCCGACGCTCAAAACTAATTACCCGAACATTTCCTGATAACACTGACAGATCAACTCGCCGGGCAAAAGCCGCTGGCGATGTGCCGCTTTACCTTCTTCAGACTGATGCGCTGAAAGATCAGGTGAATAACGCCCTGTGGCGAGAATCACCCGGCCCGAACTATGTGCATTTCCCTAAATGGCTCGGCAGCTGGTTTTACGATGAGCTGACCTATGAGGAACGTTCACCCGATGGAAAATGGAGAAAACCGGGCCGAGGTCCGAATGAAGCTTTCGATCTACTCGTTTATGCCGATGCGCTGGCCATATTGCACGGATACGAAAAGATCAAATGGCCGGATGCGCCTGAATGGGCGAGGCGGGCAACGTGGATTGAAGAAAGCACGCCGGAAACTGGCGAAGCGTCACCCACGTTATCAGCAAAAACGACCCATAGCAGAAAAAAACGGAAGGCAAATAAGACGGATGTCGAAAACAACCCGTGGACTACATCATCAGGAGGCTGGGTGTGAAACAAACCGATATTGAATCCATTATCCAGCGTTATACCGATGCGGAAATAGCTGTGCTGGATGGAAAGTCTATAACATTCAACGGGCAGCAGATGACGCTGGAGAACCTGTCTGAAATCCGCAAGGGGCGTCAGGAATGGGAGCGTCGTCTTGCTTCCCTGCTGGCTCAGCGTAACGGGCGACCCGGTTATAAGCTCGCGAGGTTTCCATGAGCCTGTTAGATGATGCGATTGGTGTCTTTTCCCCTGGTTGGAAAGCTGCGAGGTTACGTTCGAGAGCAATGATACAGGCATATGAAGCTGTTAAGCCTACTCGTACGCATAAGGCCCGCAGGGAAAATCGTTCCGCTAACCAGCTTAGTCAGATGGGAGCTGTTTCACTTCGAGAACAGGCTCGCTGGTTGGACAATAACCACGATCTGGTTATTGGTGTATTCGATAAGCTCGAGGAAAGGGTAGTTGGAGCTAAAGGAATTATTGTTGAGCCACACCCGGTACTAAAAAACGGAAATATCGCAAAAAAACTGGCAGAACAAATCAGAACGAAGTGGGCCGAATGGTCAGTCAGCCCTGAGGTTACGGGACAGTTTACCCGCCCGATGCTTGAGCGGTTGATGCTCAGGAGTTGGCTCAGGGACGGGGAAATTTTCGCTCAGATGGTGAGTGGCTCAGCGCAGGGACTTGATCCAGTGGCTGGTGTACCTTTCTGGCTTGAAGCGCTAGAGGCTGATTTTGTGCCGATGACCAACAATGAGTCACAGCAACTTTGTCAGGGGGTTTATGTCGATAATTGGGGACGCCCGAAAAAGTACCTGGTTTATAAAAGTCTGCCTGTTACCGGCCGTCAATTGGATACGAAAGATATTGATGCCGGGAATATGCTTCATCTCAAATTTACCCGTCGCCTTCATCAAACCAGAGGGACGTCTCTCCTTTCTGGTGTTCTCATGCGCCTCAGTGCGCTGAAAGAATACGAGGATGCGGAGTTAACGGCCGCACGCATAGCCGCCGCCCTGGGGATGTACATAAAAAAAGGGGACGGGCAAAGTTTTACGGATGAGAACAGCAAAGATAATCGTGATGTAATGATTGAGCCAGGCATTATCTATGATGATCTCCTTCCCGGTGAAGACATCGGGATGATCAAATCTGACAGACCAAACCCTAACCTTGAAACATTCAGAAATGGGCAATTGCGCGCCGTTGCTGCTGGTGCTCGTCTCAGCTTCTCCAGTACAGCCAGAAACTACGATGGAACGTACAGCGCTCAACGCCAGGAATTGGTTGAATCAACAGACGGTTATCTGATCCTCCAGGACTGGTTCATCGGAGCAATTACCCGGCCAATGTACCGAAACTGGTTAAAAATGGCGGTGGCTTCTGGCGAAATTCAGCTACCACGTGGGCTGGATATGGCGTCGCTTTACACCGCAGTTTATTCCGGTCCGGTCATGCCGTGGATCGACCCAGTTAAAGAGGCTAATGCATGGAAAGCGCAAATCCGAGGAGGTGCTGCGACAGAATCTGACTGGGTGCGAGCTAGCGGACGCAATCCGGATGATGTGAAACGTCGTCGCAAGGCTGAAGTTGATGATAACCGCGAACTGGGACTGGTGTATGACACCGATCCTGCAAATGATAAAGGAGGCACCAGTGCCGAAGTCAAAGAACCGGACGCCCCGGCGTCCGAAAGCCAGCGCAAGAAGTAATTCGTGGTTTCGTATGCAGGCCAGCGCCGACAATCAGGTAGAAATTTATATCTACGACGAGATCGGCTACTGGGGCGTGACCGCCCGGCAGTTTGTTAACGACCTTAAAGCGCTTGGTGATGTGACCCATATTAATCTTCATATCAATTCGCCTGGTGGCGATGTCTTTGACGGCATCGCCATTTTTAATGCTCTTAAACATCATGGTGCGTCAATTACCGTTCATATCGACGGTCTGGCCGCGTCTATGGCCTCGGTCATTGCTATGGTAGGTAATCCGGTCATCATGCCTGAAAACACCATGATGATGATCCATAAGCCCTGGGGCTTTGCTGGTGGTGATGCCAACGATATGCGTGACTACGCAGAGCTTCTGGACAAGGTTGAGTCTGTTCTGATCCCTGCTTATGCAGAGAAAACGGGTAAGAGCGCCGATGAAATAGCGGCGATGCTGGAAGATGAAACATGGATGGACGGCAAAGAATGCGTCGCTATGGGTTTTGCCGACCAGGTCACCCCCTCTCTTCAGGCTATGGCCTGTATCCAGTCTAAACGTATTGAGGACTTCGAAAAGATGCCAAAAAATATTCGCAACATGTTAACGCCGCCGCGAGCTACCACGCAACGCGATCCCCAGCAACCACAAATGCAGCAGCCGGTGGTGAGCCAACCTCCCGTAATTGACGAAAACACCATTCGTGCTCAGGTAATCGCTGAGCAAAAGGATCGCGTTAATGGTATTAACAACCTCTTTGCGATGTTTGGTGGTAAACACGCCGAACTGCAGGCGCAGTGTGTAGCAGATATGGATTGCTCTGTCGATCAGGCTAAAGACAAACTGCTGGCGCTGCTGGGTAAAGATGCTTCACCATCGGCGAAAACCACGCCAGCGCATATTCATGCAGGTAACGGTAATTTTGTCGCCGATGGTATTCGCCAGGCATTGATGGCGCGTGCCGGATTTGAAGATCAGGAACGTGACAATGTCTACAACGGCATGACCCTGCGTGAATATGCCCGCATGGCCCTGACTGAGCGGGGAATTGGCGTATCCAGCTATAACCCGATGCAGATGGTAGGGCTGGCGCTGACGCACAGCACCTCTGATTTTGGCAACATCCTTCTTGATGTCGCCAACAAATCGATTTTGCAGGGCTGGGACGAAGCTGCAGAAACCTTTGAACTGTGGACAAAGAAAGGCCAGTTGTCGGACTTTAAGACAGCGCATCGTGTGGGGATGGGCGGATTCCCGTCTCTGCGGCAGGTTCGCGAAGGCGCTGAATATAAGTATGTGACTACCGGCGATAAAGGTGAAACCATCGCGCTAGCCACCTACGGAGAAATTTTTTCCATCACTCGCCAGGCAATCATCAACGATGATCTGAACCAGCTCACAGATGTACCGATGAAAATGGGCCGTGCCGCTAAGGCGACTATCGGTGACCTTGTTTACGCCATTCTGACCAAAAACCCAAAACTCTCAGATGGTAAGGCGTTATTCCACGCAGACCACAAGAACCTGTCCACCGGTGCTATTTCCGTCAGCAGCCTGGACGATGCACGTAAACTGATGCGCCTGCAGAAAGAGGGAGAACGATCTCTGAACATCCGCCCGGCATTTATGCTGGTGCCGGTCGCGCTGGAGACACTGGCTAACCAGACGATTAAATCAGCGAGCGTAAAAGGGGCGGATATTAACGCCGGGATTATTAACCCGATCCAGAATTTTGCAGATGTGATTGCAGAGGCCCGCCTTGACGAAGCTGACGCAAAAGCCTGGTATCTGATGGCGGCAAAAGGGACGGACACCATCGAAGTTGCGTATCTGAATGGTGTTGATACTCCTTACATTGATCAACAGGAAGGGTTTACCACTGACGGTATCGCTACAAAAGTTCGTATCGATGCTGGTGTGGCGCCGCTTGATTACCGCGGCCTGGTGAAATCCAGCGGCCAGTAATCATTACAGTTCTGAAAACGACGCCCGGAAGGGCTTTTTTTATACCTGAAATCAGCCCTGCGGGGCTGACAGGAGACGTTATGGCTAAAAATTATGTGCAAGACGGCAAAACCATCCCCGTGAAAAATTCTGGTACCGAGGAAATTCTCAGTGGTACACCCGTTTCTTTAGGCGGAATGATTGCGGTTGCAATTACCGATATTCAGGCAGGTGATGTAGGCGACGGATTCGCTGACGGTGTCTTTCTTTTACCTAAGCTGCCAGCTGATGCCGTGACCGCCGGGGAAAAGGTATATCTCAAAGCTGGAAATGTTCAACTGGATGACACCGATGCGGTGTTAGCCGGGACTGCCTGGGAGGATGCTGCGGCAGGCGTTACCGTCCTGGAAGTCAAAATTAATGGCTAATGCCTTTGACAATATGGCTGACAGAATGGATGAACTGACGGCGAAAAGGCTGGGCAGAACGGTGACTATTAATGGCGATGAGCATATTGCTGTTGAAAGTCACCTGCTGCCTGAGCTGGGGCCGGTCGCTGGGGATGGGATTAACCTGGTTATCTTCAGCGCAGGCTATCAGTCGGCGCGGGGAGATGAGGTTATTTATAAAAGTCAGGTTTACACCGTTACCCGATGGCTCCTCTTTAATGGTAAGCCGCAAATCTGGATTGAGGAGGTCACAGGTGACGATTAAAGGGCTGGAAGAGCTCAGGCAGAACCTGAGCAATATCAGTAAAAATGCCATTCCTCGGGCGACATCCCAGTCCATTAACCGGGTGGCTGGAAGGGCAATCAGCCGCAGCTCTACGCGCGTGGCGAAAGAGACTAAGGTTAAGCGAAAACTGGTCATGCAGCGCGCCAAACTTAAACGGGCAAGCCCTAAAAAACCAATGGCTACCATCCGGGTAAATCGCGGCAACCTCCCGGCGATAAAGCTGGGGCCAGTACGAGTTCAACTTTCACGACGAAAGCGCGACAACGGTAGTTCTGGAAGCGTTCTGAAGATTGGGAATTTCAGCTTCCCTGGTGCTTTCGTGCAACAGCTTAATAATGGTCGCTGGCATGTTCTTCGACGAACCAGTAAATCTCGTTACCCGGTAGAAGTGGTGAAAGTACCTCTGGCCACCCCCCTGACTGCTGCATTCAAAGAAGAACTTCCCAAACTGATGGCATCTGATATGCCAAAAGAAATGATGGCTGCGATCAAAAATCAGATAAGGCTGGTAACAAAATGATTCACCCGCAAGTACGAAAAGCTGTTCTGGATAAACTGAAGTCAATCAACTCCGGAAAAATATTCTGGTATGACGGTCGGCCAGCTTTCCTGGCTCCAGAAGAGTTACCTGCGGTCGCTGTATATCTTACTGATGCAAAGGCGACGGGCGGCAGTATTGATGAGGAAGAGTGGGAGGCTGTCCTTCACATTGAAGTATTCCTTAAAGCAACTGCTACCGATAGCGAGCTGGATAAATGGATGGAAACCCGCATCTATCCGGCCATGGCTGACGTTCCTGAGCTTGCCAGTATCGTTGAAACCATCAGCGTTGCCGGGTACGACTACCAACGTGACGATGAAGCCACTACATGGGGCTCCGCCGATCTCCAATACTCCCTGACTTATATTATGTGAGGACTATATGCCAACTCCAACACCTACCACGCCGACGAAAGGTGCCGGGACAACTTTTTGGATTTATACCGGAACTGGTGATCCCTACGATGATCCGTTAAGTGATGTCGGCTGGACACGAACGGCAAAGGTTAAGGAATTAACACCTGGGGAACTGACTGCAGAGTCCTATGATGATTCCTATATTGATGATGATGCGCCTGACTGGGATGCAACAGCTCAGGGTGTTAAGTCAGCCGGTCAAACCAGCGTAACACTTGCCTGGAAACCTGGTGAATCTGGCCAGAAGGATCTGGTTGACTGGTTTATGAGTGGTGATGAAAAATCTTACAAAATTAAATATCCAAATGGGGCAGTTGATGTTTTCACCGGCTGGGTAAATAGTTTGGGTAAGACTATTTCACGAAACGAAGTTATTACCCGTAGTGCACAAATCACCAATAAAGGTAAACCTTCTCTGGCTGAAGATAACGCATCGACTAACCCTTAATATATTCATCAGCGGTGCTAAGGCACCGCGAAAGGTAATGAAATGACTTATCTTAAAAAAGACACATTAAATCCCGATGGTGAGAATATTTTACTGTTTGAGTTATCGGCTTACAGTAGAATGCAATATATTGAATTTATGGTTGAAGAGAGGAAGTCATTACCGCCAGAGGAAAGCACACCTGAAGAAAACTTTAAATTGGCCACCTTGTTGACTATGCGTGATCAGGCCATGCTCGTTGCATTATCCTTGAGCGAGGCTGATGAAGAGAAACGTGAAGGGAAAGATATTTTCCCTGAAATTATACGAAAATATCCACCAGGGTTATTGGGCAGCGCTGCATTACTTGTGCGTATGCTTTCAGGGATGATCCCACCAGTTAATAATGACACTGAGAAAACTGAAGAAGAGGAAGAGCCAGATTTGGAAAAGTCCTGACCCGCTCACGTCGCTTTGCTATGCGATTAGCCAGGGAGTTTGGACGGCCAGACTGGCGCGCAATGCTTTCGGAAATGTCTTCCTCTGAATGGTTCGAATGGATTGAGTATTACCAGGATAATTGTTTTAGCGACGACCTCCTGGACTCTCATTTTGCCAATCTTAGTTATCTTGCTGTCAGTCTCTTTACCGATCCGGATAAACACGGAATTACCTCCCTTGATTTTAGTTTGTTATCAAAACGTGAGGGAGAAAGTGAGTTGGATTCAGACGAGCAACTTATGTCGATAGCCGAAAGCATTCCTGGAGGAGTTCGCTATGTCCCAGCCAGTGGGTGATCTGGTCGTTAAAATTGACGGCGATAGCGCAAAATTTGATGAGGAAGTTGCTCATCTGAATAAGCAGCTGAGCGGGTTAGGTAGAGCCGCGAACGACAGTACAGCGCAGGTCACCGCAGCTTTCACGCGGCAGGAGCGTGCTGCAAAACGTGCTGGTATTTCAATCGGCCAATACAATAATGCAATGCGTATGTTGCCTGCGCAACTTACTGATGTCGCAACTCAGTTAGCTGGTGGGCAGAGCCCATGGCTAATTTTGCTCCAGCAAGGCGGTCAGGTTAAAGACTCATTTGGTGGCCTGATCCCAACATTTCGAGGATTACTTGGAGCTGTAAGCCCGTTGGCCGTTGGGGTTGCAGCTTTGACCGCCGCAGGTGCCGGAATTGGATATATCTTCTATCAGGGAACGTCAACCCTTTCCGATTTTAATAAGACGTTGACGCTATCAGGTAACACGGCTGGTCTGACTACCGACAGAATGCTGGCACTGGCAAAATCGGGACAGCAAGCAGGACTCACCTTTGATCAAACCACTGATTCTCTGACTGCATTAATTAATGCTGGCGTGGGGGCGGGTGCGCGTTTTGATGAACTAAGCCAGTCAGTTGCAAAATTTTCTACGGCATCTGGTATCCCCATTGAAAAGGTTGCGGAAGCGTTCGGGAAACTGACCAATGACCCGACATCCGGCCTGATTGCGATGGCGCAACAATTTCATAATGTGACAGCCGAGCAGATTGATTACGTTGCTCAGTTACAACGTTCAGGAGATGAAGCCGCTGCACTTCAGGCGGCTAATGATGCGGCGACGAAGGGATTTAACACCCAGACTCAGAGCCTGATCGATAACATGGGAACGATTGAGCGCTCTGCTGATTCGTTGAAACGCGCGTTTAAATCCATGTGGGATGCTGCTCTGGATTTGGGGCGGCCTGATACCGCAGGGGAGATGGTAAGCAAGGCGCAATCAGCTTTTAAGCAGGCTGATGACATCTGGAATCTCAGGAAAAATGATCGCTATGTAAACGATGAAGCCAGAGCACGTTTCTGGAATGACAGGGAGTCGGCCCGACTGGCTCTTGATATGGCGCAGCAGCAAGCAGGTATTGCCAAAGCCAGCGCAGCAGCGGCCGAAAAGGAAGCGGAGGCAGAATCTGAAAAACAGAAATATGCCGCTCAAGCACAAGCCAATTATGCTAAATCGCAGACTGCGCTTGAAAAGTATACTGCCAGGCAGAATGAATTAAATAAAGCTCTGAAAGAAGGACATATCCTACAGGCTGATTACGCCATCAATATGGCCGCAGCCAAGAAAGAATATGAGGCCACCTTAAAAAAAACGCCGAAACCAAAAGGCGTTAAAGTTTCTGCTGGTGATCGTTCTTCTGATCAGACTGATGCCGAAACCCTGCAGTTGATGACGCAGTTAAAGTTGCTGCAACAGCATACGGGGCTTAACGATACCATCAGTCAGCAACGCAAAAATTTGTGGTCTTTACAGTCAAAATTCGCGGTTATAGAAGAGGCGTCGAAAACACGTGCGCTGAGTAAAGAGGAACAATCTTTACTCGCCAGCAAGGATAAGGTTCTGGCGCAGGCTGAGGTTAATGCGAAACTTGGCGATCAGATCGTTGCTCAGGAACGTCTTAATAAGCTTCAGGATAACTCGTTAAAATATGTTACTCAGATGCAGGAAAAGACTGCTGCACTGACAGATAGTGCTGGGTTAAGTGACAAGGACGCACAACGTAATAGAGAGAGGGCGCAATTAAGGCAGGGATGGAAAAATCAGGGGGGAAGCCTGGAAGATGAAGGGTATCAGAAAGAGCTTTCCGCACTTGAGGGTTATTACGCTGCACAGGATGAAATGCGTAATAACTGGTTGGCCGGCGTTCAGTCGTCATGGGAAAACTATGCTGACATGGCCACCAATTACAATCAGATCGCTGCGGATACAACCAATACTGCGCTCGGAGGAGTAACAAGCAATCTCCAGCAGGGGTTATATGATCTTGCAACTCAGTCTGAAGATGCTGGCGATGCCCTGAGTAACATGGTTGAAGGTTTTGGTAAAACAGTCATCCAGACCCTGGCCCAGCTTGCTGCACAATGGCTGGTATATCAGGGGGTGCAGCTGCTTGTCGGGAAAACAACACAAGCTGCAGCTGCAGCCCCTATGATCACTAATGCACAGGCTACAGCATTACAGGCTCAACTGGCTGCATATGCTTCCACTGCAGCTATTCCAATCGTGGGCCCGGCTATGGCTCCCGCAGCTTTGACTGCCGCTATTGGTGTCACAGAGCCTCTAGTTGCTGCCATCTCAGGATTAGCCCTTGCTGGCATGGCGCACGACGGCATTGATAAAATTCCGGAAACGGGCACCTGGCTGCTGAAAAAAGGGGAGCGGGTTACGACGGCAGGAACATCAGCAAAACTGGATGCCACTCTGGAACAGGTGCGGAAACAGCGTTCCCTTGCCGGAAACCCGCTGCATGTTGAGTTCAATAACACCTACACCGGGAAACCGGACGATGCAATGGTCCAAATGTTGGATCAGCGGCAGCGTGCATCTGAAAAAAGGCTTAAGCAATATTTTACTTCCCAGGTTATTAATCCAACTGAGAATTATGGTCGATCACTTAAATCAGTTTATCCGGGGAGGCGTAAGAAATAATGACCGATATTTATTATCCTCATAATTGTATCCCCGGCCCCACGTACGATAATTATGGATTTGAACCGACTGATCCTATGATTCGAACCGATAGGGTGGGGGGGCTTGCCAGGCAGCGTAGAAAATATACATCAGTGCCGACTGATAATACGGTTGTCTGGCAGTTTAAAACTGACGCGCAAGCACAGGCATTTGAAGCATGGTACAGGGATGTATTAACTGATGGTGTTGCATGGTTTTACATGAAATGCAAAACACCTGTCGGCCTTAAATTTTTTAAATGCCGATTTGTAGGTATTTATAAGGGGCCTGCCTTTATTAAACCCGGTCTTTGGCGTTATTCTGCAACTGTTGAGTTAAGAGAGCGTCCACTTGCTCCAGTTGGCTGGGGGAAATATCCTGAGTGGATTGTCGGGAGTTCTTTACTCGATATAGCTCTGAACAGGGAGTGGCCTAAACATGACAGCGATTAACCGCCTTTATGCGTCCTCCGGGTCTGAGGTCATCATTGGTACATTGCAGATCGATATTGGCGGCCAGACGCATTATTTGTGTGAGGGTTATGAGGACATTACGGCGGTTACCGAGGGGGGCGAAACCGTAACGTTTATTGCCTGTGCCATTGTCCTTTCCCTTCCAGCCAGAAACGAAGACGGGACGCAGGACCTGAAGTTTATGCTGTGCAACATCGACGGCGTTGTATCCACGGCTATTCGCAAGGTCATTGATGCCATATCCACTGCCAGCATCACATTCAGGAAATACATTTCAACCGACCTTACCGCGCCAGCGGAGCCGCCTTACGTTATGCCGGTTAAAGGAGGCTCCTGGACGCCGCTTACTGTAAATGTCACTGCCGGATTTAAAAATATGCTCGATTATGCCTGGCCACGTGACAGATACACGTTGACGTACTTCCAGGGTCTCCGTTACTCCCGATAGGTTCCTTATGCTCAACATTGACAAATACCTGACTGTCCGCTGGCAGATGGGCGGCCGCACTTTTCCTGTTCTCGACTGCTACGGCATTGTACATGAGGTCCGCCGGGACCTGGGGCTGCCCGAATGGCCCGCGTTTGAGGCGGTGATTAAAGAGCGTGGAAGCTCTGAAATGGGGGAAGTCTGCGAGAGTTTTTCGCGTGACCTGACTCCCTGCAAGCCGTGCAACGGTGCGGTTGCCGCCTGCTATATGGGAAATATGATCGGCCACCTTGGTGTTGTCGTCGAAATGGAGGGAGCGCTTTACGTTATTGAATGCAATCCCCGGCGCAACGTAACCATTCTTCCCCTGGCGCGTTTTGAACGTCAGTTTCTGAAAGTGGAGTATTACCAGTGACAATCCGCCTTTACCCGTCGCGTTTGCCTGGCGAACCGCTGGAGACGCATGAACACCGGGATACGACCATACATGACTGGATGCTCCAGCATGTCGATAACTACCGTAACGATATGGTGCAGCGTGTTACGTTTGAGGTGAATGGTAAGCCGGTCCCACCGGCAGAATGGCCTTTATGCTTTATCAGTGCTGAGAGCGATGTAAAAGTTTACCCGATCCCTGGTGAGGGAGTGACGGCAACTGCTATCGCTGCCTGGGCGGCGGCGGCCATCGCTGCAGCCTCAGCTGTGTATGTGCTGATCACCATGTCGAACATGGATAAAGGCGGCTATTCATCCTCCAGTGGTCTGGGGCTGGATTTAAACCCAGCCAAAGCGAACCAGGCGAAACTTGGCGACCCAATCCGCGAAGTGTTTGGGCGATGCCGTATCTATCCAGATTATGTTGTACAGCCAGTGACGCGCTTTAATCCTGATGATCCAACGCTAATGACTGTCGAAATGATGGTTTGCCTTGGAAAGGGGAATTTCGCGTTTACAAATGGTGATATCCGTGTGGGTTCAACACCTATTTCAGCATTAGGGGACTCGTTCAGTTACAACGTCTATTCACCAGGAGCAGATGTTTCAGGAGATCGGCGAAGTGAAAACTGGTTCAACTCGACAGAGGTAGGTGGTACTTCCAGCGGGAGTGGGCTTGATATGGCCCAGACCTCGCCAGATTCGACAGATATCAACGCCGACAGTATGACCGTTTCTGGCGCATCCGTGACGTTTAACGGGCTGGATGATGGCAACGATGATGACGATGAAGGCAATGCGTTGCCTGAGTCGTGGGTTGAGGGGGCCATTGTTACGATCGTCGCCCCGATGAATTTTCTGGTTTCAACCTCGTCGGGATATAGCGTTCTCGCCAGTAACTCTCTGGGTGGAATTAATCCCTATCCGGGGATGCCGGTTACCCTGGAAATTAACGGCACTGAATACGAACTGGTTATTGCAACTTATACGGCAAAGCAGGACGCGATACCCGGGGTGGGTGGAAATGCGGCCAGCCTGAAAGCAAATGCCTCCCCATCAACATATGATTACTCCGGTACCGGCCAGACTTTTACGATCACCTGGCAGGGACATGAGTACACTATTTCCCTCGTTGCAGACTATGTGAATATGTCCGGCCTGCTGATGGCGATAAACGAGGGCCTGACCGGATCAGGATTACTGGCGCAGGATAGTGGCGGTGTTGTGCTGATTGCTGAGGCATCAAGCCCCTGGCTCGGCGGAAACATTACCTCATCATCGCTCCCGGTAGCCGTTTTTGGCGACAGTCCTGTATTTAACTCTGGCACCGCGTCCAGCGGAGGCAGTCCGGCAATAACTGCTAACGTTACGCTGGCGTATGGGAGTGCAACCGGAGTGGCATTTTCCGGGATACCGGAGGGAACACAACGCCTGGCGTTGGCTCACCGTGGCAACGAGTACCGCATTGCGGATGCGGACGGTACGACCGCAACGGTTCAGCGGCTGATTGATGGAGTGGTTGATCCTTCCTGGTCTGGCTTCTCACCCCGCACGATGATTGATTATCAGGCTACAGGGATCAGCGACAACAATACCTGGATGGGGCCGTTCCTTGCCTGCCCGGAATCTGAAGTGGTGGACGCTTTCGAGGTGAATTTCTCCTTTCCGTCTGGCATTTGCGGATTCGACAGCAAAGGCAAAAAACGCATCAGGCATTGTGAGTGGGAAATACAGTACCGTGTTTATGGATCTGGCTCTGGCTGGACGAGCAGGCAGGGGGTTTACGCGCTTAAAAATATCAACGGGTTGGGTTTTACAGAGCGTTTTGATCTCTCTTCTCCTGGGCTGGTTGAGGTGCGCTGCCGCCGCCGCAATGAGCAGGGTAGCAATAACGCGCGTGACTCGATGTACTGGCAAGCGTTACGTGGTCGTTTGTTGGCTCGGCCAACATCCTATGCTGGCGTCACCCTGATGGGGGTTACGGTTGAGACGGGGGGCAAATTGGCTGCTCAGTCTGACCGGCGCGTAAACGTTGTGGCCACGCGCATTTATGACTCTGGCGTAGCCCGTAGTATCTCTGGTGCGCTTTATCATGTCGGCCGTTCTCTTGGTATGGAAATGGATACTGAGGCAATAGATGCCCTGGAGCAGACTTACTGGACCCCGAACGGCGAGTATTTCGATTTTGCCACCGGTGACAGTATTTCTGCGCTGGAAATGCTTCAGAAAATCGCTGCAGCCGGTAAGAGTTATTTTCTGCTAAATACCCAGTCTGTTGCATCAGTGGGTCGTGAAGGCGTTAAACCCTGGACCGGGGCTATCACTCCTCACGAGATGGTATCCGAGATGCAGACCGATTTCGTCACGGTGACTGACGACGATTACGATGGTGTTGACGTAACCTATATCAACGGATCGACCTGGGCAGAAGAGACGGTGCAATGCCGTCTGCCTGGCAACCCAACGCCGCTGAAAATAGAGGCATACCGGGCTGATGGGGTAGGCAATCCTGATCACGCATACCAGATTGGTATGCGCCGACTCAGAAAATACCAGCTGCAGCGCATGACGCATAAAACGACGACGGAACTAGACGCGCTCTGTTACAACGTCGGGGATCGTATTGTGCTGACCGATGATATCCCTGGCAGCAACACCGTTTCGTGTTTGATTGAGTCGATGACTACTGCTGGTGGGGTGACCACATTCGATGTGTCGGAGCCGCTGGACTGGACTTTTGCAAATCCACGCGTCTATCTGCGTTATCAGGATGGAAAAGCATCACGGCTGTTTGAAGCATCACCCACAGGCGACAACTATCAGGTATCCGTCCCGTATCAATCTGAGTTCGCCGATATCCTGCTGGATGATCCGATAATTGAGCCTCCCCGGTTAATTTTCTGTAGTTCTGAGAGCGACCTGTATCACGCCATTGTGTCCGAGATAGTGCCGCAGGACGATGGAACCTGCGAGATAACGGCCCGGCAATACCGTGCTGAATTTTATGACTACGACGACGCCACATACCCCGGCGACGTCGCGTAATACCCCATAACAACCCCTAATTAACTCTTTTCGCTCAAACCCTCGTTTGGGCGAACGCCTTTTTTGGAGCAAAAAACATGGCCGAACTTAACCCGCCACTGGGAACGACGACGCCTGAAATATTCCTGGATAACGTCAAGCGCGCTGACGAGCTGGTTAACGGTCCGGCAGGAACGGTTAACGACCGCGGCGGTGAACCGCTCGATACCTGGCGCCAGATGATGGCGAAAAACGATGAGATCCGGCAGAACATCATTCCGCTCAGCAAGCAGTACATGACGATTGAGGCTGCGCAGGCGGATATCGCGAATATTCCAGAAGGCAGCAGCACCTATGTTCGCAGTCAGGACGGAAGCTCTCTGGCCGATGAGTACATCAACAATGGTGGCACCTTACAGCCTACCGGACGGAAGATGCCATCCGGGGCCGCGATTGAACTCATGTCAGATACCGTCCAGCGTTTAATGACGGCGCTGCACGTTATGGCGGAGGGCGGCACAAGCTCTGGTTCAGGTATTGAAAGCAGCGATACAGTGCAGAATCTGATGACCGGGTTTAACGTGCTGGCTGAGTCAATTAATAATCTGTCAGTGGGAAACCAGCAAAATGCCAGCGGATTATCCAGGCTGGTCTCATCAGTCCAGATTTGCACTGAAATGCTGAACACGCTGGCGTCCAAGGTCATAACCCCTGACGGCGCGTCACAGTATGGATATGCGGCATTTTCAGTTCCCGGCACGGTCAGCGCATCCAATGGGTCGTTTGGCACCGATACACGCTACCGCAGGACTGGGATGATCCCAGTTCGCAAGGGGGACGTTGTTCGCCTCACGGTGTACACCACATCGGCAACCGCAGGTCACGCAGCTGCGCTGTACGATGCATCCGGAGCATATGTGGGTCCGCTGGGGATCATGTGCGCGTCATATGCGGGGTATCAGGCACGGCATTACCAGTGCGAAATTTCGCAGGACGGCTTTGTTGTCGCGAACACGCTGGACCAGAGCGCATCTTCTTCTGCTGATGTGACTGGTGCGGCCCTGACGATTGACCACCGCTTCCGTGGCCGGGCAGCGGATGCGGTTATTAAACTGACGAAGGCGGATTTAATCCCGGTCCGTCTGGACAACGGCAACATTAACGCCAGCTCAATCACACAGGACGGGATCGTTAACTATTCCACCGGGCTGTATTCCTGCACCGGCGGCAGACTCCTGTTCAGCGGTTTGCCTGTAGCCTCATCGCCTGGTCAGAGCAGCAGTCTTTATAACGTCGTATTCTATGATGCCGCCAAAGCGCTGATTGCATACCGCCCTGTATTCTCCAGTTCGGGGTATGTGATTATTCCTGAAAATGCCGCGTACTGGGCGCAGCAGATAATCACCGATAGAACGCCCAACTGGTCCGAGGTCTCGATAGTTTACTACAACTACGTCTACAAGGATGAGCTACACAAGCTGCTGTCGTCAGAACGCGAGCGCCTCGGACTGAACTATCCCAACGAATATTGGCTGCAGGATTTCAGCGGCGCTACCGATATTGAGTGGATCCAGAACGCAATGGACTGGGTGCATGATGCTGGCGGCGGGTGGTTGATAATATCATCCGATTATGTGAAGCGGCAGTTCATCATCTCCGAAGCGGTTATTCACCGCAGCAATGTGTGGGTAGTTCTCGATGGTGTCGAGATTAAGCTGCAGGATGGCGTGCATGACAATCTGTTTCGTGCTGCCGGGGTTATTGTCAATCCTGACGACCCGTTTGGTCTGTGCCTCGACCTTGAGATAACCGACAACGTTCGTCTGATTGGTACGGGATATCCGAAGTTAAGTGGTGCCGATGTGCCATATTATGCCGATATCCCCGCAGGAACCGGGCCACGCTACTGGATCGGCGACGAATATGGATGGCGAGGTACGGGGCTGATTTATTACGGTACGCAGAATTTTGAGATTGGTGGTTTTAAACTCCAGAACGTAAAAAACTGGGGGACAGATTTCGGGTATGGTGCCAAGTACGGCGACATCCACGATATCGACCTGTGGCAGCCGAACAAAAACGGCGACGGGATCCACTTCACCAACGGTGCCAGCCATATGCGTGTGCGCCAGATTTTCGGCTATGCGCGCGACGACTGTCTAGCCATGGTCAACAGCGATGATTCACTTGTTTACGGCCCTGATAAGAACCCGACGGAAGGTTCGATTCGTCAGTGGATCTACCCGACTTGTCCTTTCTGGTACGGATGGGCTGGAAATGAGGCTGTGGGAACCAGTAACGATATTCACGACATTACTGCCACGAATATCGGATTGACCGGTAATGAGCAGGTCAGCACTATTCTGACCACGCAGTTTAAAATCTACAATGTGACGATAAGCGGTATCAGTAGCGTTAACTACATGACACCCGGTCGTGGCTGGGATGAGGTTAATGCAATACTGAAATCATATGCCGGTTTTGGTGATGGCTCCCGCTATAAGGCAGGTAATGTCAGCAATATCAGCATTAATAACATCATTGAGTGCGCATCAAAAAATTACAGTATCGATATAACCCTGGAGGGCCGGAATATCCGCGTCAATCGTTATATGAAACTGGATACCCGTGCGAAAACAAAAGGTGCGCTGAACATCAGCAGTTCAGCAGCCCCGTACGTCACAACCTCTAATATTGTGGAATAAAAAAATGACTATTTTAATTCAGGATTCATTACGTCGCGCCGTTGAAGCTGCCTCCGGCGGTGCGCAGACTGTACTTTATACCAGCGCCGGTGACCCGTCGTTTGTGAATATTATTCCCAAATTTGACGTCAGCACGATTGATGCATCGCTGGGTTCGGGAACGCATCCGGCATTTATTGTGAATGGCGTCGAGGTTGATCAGATATTCGTTGGGACATATCCAGGGAGCATTGTAAATGGCCAGCTGCTGTCTCTTCCTGACCGCGCTCCAGCGGTATCGGTTGCGTACGGTGACGGCATCGGCCTGGCGCAAGCTGCGGGTCCGGGCTGGCACGCCATGACTAACGCTGAATGGGCGGCAATCGCATTACTGTGCTATTCCCAGGGCCATTCCCCGCGCGGCAATACAAAATGGGGGCTGTCATCTGACAATATCAGTGAAAAGGGGCGGCGGGCTGATGGCAAGACAGCCGGGGTAGAATCCGGAACAGGGCTGACGCTGACAGGTTCCGGTCCTGTTGGCTGGCGTCACAACCGTGACTATGCAGGAATTGCAGACTTAGCAGGCAATATTTGGGAGGCGGTTACTGGTGTCCGTTTCTGTGGCGGTGAGCTGCAGGTAATGGCGAATAACAATGCGGCGATGGGGTCTACTGACCACTCCCTGTCGTCAACTGCGTGGAAGGCAGTGAGCGGCGTCGACGGCTCCCTGCTGACGCCTACCGGTACGGGGACCGCCGGGACCGATTCCTGGGTGCCGACCACGACCAACTCCGTGCGGATCGACATATCGGGAACAGGGAATTACACACTGGTTTATGGTGAGAATACGCTGTTTACGAGCGCCCGAAATCCGGGTGCTACGCCGGTAGCAGAAGCGGCGCTAAGAGTGCTGCGCAGACTGATGCTGTTCCCGCTGGCGGGCCTGGTTTCCGATGATTCGCTGTCGTACTCAAAAGGAGGCGAGGTGATGACACTGCGGGGCGGTGCATATTCGAACGGTACAGGCGGCGGTATCAACGCGCTACTCGCTAACCGTGGACGTACTTCAGTTGGTCAATCTAACTCTGGTGTCCGTCCTGTTTACTACAAGCCTTGACATTAATGCGCCATACGGCGCATTTCTTTCCTCTTTCCCGTGGTGACAGAAGATGTTTATGAGGATTAGCTTTAAAAAATCGAAATGGTCCCTATTATTATTTACTAAAATGATAACAGTAGCAATGTTGACCCATTTATTTGGTATTGGATGGGGGCTTCTGGCTGTTGCGATAATAGATTCTCTCCCATCCATTAAAATAAATACTAGTTAAGTTTTTTACTCATTTCACCAACGTAGTTGAAAGGATTTGCCTTATCAATTTTTCTAAGTGATATTGCAGAGGTAAATGTGATAAATGTATTTATTCCGAATAATGTCGAAGCCAGAACGGCAGATGTTTCAGAAAGTCCAATTTCTTTTGCGCCAACATAAGCAGCGCCGGCTTTAGTAGCAATCTCTGGGAGATTAAAGTTGAGTTTAACTTCTGATAAGTTGAATTTAATCCCTCTTTCTTTGTATAGTCTGATAATCTCAGCGCATGCTATGTCTATTTCATTTATAACTGTTTTTAATTCATGATCTTTGTTTTCAGCTTTCATAACCCTTATGTTTAATGTGTTTAGGGTATCCATGAGGTTTTTTAGATTGTCTTTTCGTTTCAGCCTGAATTCAAGTACATCATTGATATTAACGCTTTCGTCTGGCTCTGGGATTGCATTCACTAAGGTTAGCAATTCACCACCGTATTCACTGACTTCAATTTTGTTGTTTATTAATACCTTGCCGGCATCGCTTGCAATGAAATTTATGTCTTTTCTTGCGAGAGAGTCAATCAAGAATTTCATATTTGCATCGTATATTGTGCTTATTGTTCCATTGACAATGTTAAATTTTACCTCTAGTAGGATACCTTCTTTTTTTAGCAATGAAACTCCAGGGGCACCATCGTATGATATATTAATGATATTATTGTTTGTTGTTATTATTTTATCCCAATATAACGCATTTATTAGCAGTTTTCTATAATCTAATCCTGCATTGGATATGTGGATGCTTTCGCTTGTCGAGTTTATAAACATATCGGGGAACATTAAAATATGATTTTCCATATACTCACCTATGAACATTGTTTCAATAAAATAAATATATCTAATAAAGCACATCATTTTACTAATTCTGATAATTATAGACATAAACAAGCTAAAACAAACATACATTCTATGTGCTTACGCAAAAATTAGAGTTGATCAAGACGCAGCGAGGGAGCACGGGAGAATCGGCGGCCGCCGGAGTGGATGGCATCAGGTGGATGGACTACGCCGGAAACATGAAGAACAACATAACAGATCTGCACCGGAGGCTACATCAGGGCAGCTACAGGGCGCAGCCCGGCAGGCGTCACTACATCCCAAAAGCGGATGGAAAACAACGCCCGCTCGGCATCGCCTCGCTGGAGGACAAGATCGTCCAGTATGCGCTGGTGAAAATCCTGAACGCAGTCTATGAAAACGACTTTATGGGGTTCTCATACGGGTTCAGACCCGGGCGAAGCCAGCACGATGCACTGGACGCACTGGCCACAGGGCTGGTACGCACTAACGTAAACTGGGTACTGGATGCCGACATCAGTCAGTTCTTTGACAGGGTGAGCCACGAATGGCTGATCAGGTTCACAGAGCATCGGATCGGCGACCGGAGGGTAATCAGGCTCATACGTAAGTGGCTCACAGCCGGGACGTCGGAGGAGGGTCAATGGCGAGCAACGGAGGAAGGCACCCCACAGGGTGCGGTCATCTCACCGCTGCTGGCAAACATATACCTCCACTACGTCTTCGATCTGTGAGCGCATCAGTGGCGACGTCGCTATGCCACAGGCAATGTGGTAATGGTCAGATACGCCGATGACATCGTCATCGGGTTCGACAAACGATACGATGCCCGGCGCTTCCGTATAGCCATGCAGCGCAGACTGAGGGAGTTCGGACTCACGGTTCACCCGGAGAAAACCCGTCTGATGGAGTTCGGCCGCTTCGCTGCCGAAAACCGTGCCATCAGGGGAAAAGGCAAACCAGAAACGTTCAACTTCCTCGGGTTCACGCACATCAGCGGGAAAGATCGCAACGGCAGGTTCATGCTGATACGAAAGACCCGCCGGGATCGGATGACGGCAACTCTGAAAGCCATCAAAGACGGTCTGCGAAGGCGCTGGCATTACTCAATCCCCGAACAGGGAAAATGGCTCAGGAGAGTGGTTCAGGGATACCTGAACTATCACTCGGTACCGGGCAACTTCCCCACCATGCAGAAGTTCAGGACACACGTAACAAACCTCTGGCGCCGGGCGCTCAGGCGCAGGAGCCAGAAGGATGTTACGACCTGGACGAAAGCAAACAAACTGGCAGCCGCATGGCTACCAAGGGTTCGGGTTCTTCATCCATGGCCTGTGGAGCGGTTCACCGCCAGACACCCGAGGCAGGAGCCCGGTGCGTAAATCGCGCACGCCGGGATCTGTGCGGGGGGTATCCGGTAACGGGTATCCCTACCGCGACATTCTCAGGAGGTGAAGTTATGCCGCGAAACTCAGATATCGAAATAGCCTGGCGTCAGGCAATTGTCATTGAGCCTAATGGCCGTCGCACCGTGACAACGTCCGGTTTTATCCGGGAACTCGCAAAAGTTAACTGGATATGGTCACCGCGGCAGGCTAACCAGTGGATAGAGCACTATGTGACGACATTCCGGGATGTCTCAACGCAGGAAGGCGATGAGCGCACGTTCCAGCTTTACAACCCAAATGGAGGGCTGTAATCGTGGGATTTCCATCGCCAGCATCAGACTATGTGGAGGGACGGTTAACCGTCGATAAGCTATGCAGCATCGGGCCTAATACTCGGGTCGTACAGACTGAAACTGGTTATGCCGTAGTTGATTTCTCCGTTAAACCAAAGCAGCAGGACACGGTATTGATCCAGTACTCCGGCGGTACGGATTTTGCGAAAGTTATGGGGCAGGCGTTTATTACTCGTGATGGTGAGGCGCTGGAAGGCGAAGCACTCGACGACGTGGTAGTGTTAGGAATAGTGACATTCGTCATCAACCGCACTAGCCGTAATGATGACGAATGCCCGGTTATATAAAGCCTTCAAAATATGTGTACATATATGAGTACATAAAAAGTTATTAATTTGCTTTATTTTTCAATAAATACATTAACTTATATTATTTATTAACCATATCCATTTAACTAAGGGGACAAGGCGGCACGAGTATAGCGTTTTTTGCCCGCCTGAGTAAGAGCCATACCGTCTGACTGCTTAAACCCTCGCCACTCAGGGCGCTTTTTTTATGTCCGGTCGGCCTTTTTCCCTTTCTCCGCCGCCTGGGCGCGAGCTTCCGCTTTTCGCTTGCTGCTCATATCGTTACGGATCTGCGCATGGCTCAGCAGTGCGAAGATGAAGGTCCCGCCACAGATATTTCCCGCCAGGGTCGGCAGGGCGAACGGCCAGATAAAGTCGCTCCAGGGCAGATTTCCATTAAACACCAGATAAAGGATCTCGACCGAGCCCACCACAATATGGGTGGTATCCGCCAGGGCGATAAGCCAGGTCATGAGAATAATCACCACGATTTTGGCGGCGCCGGCGACAGGAAACATCCAGACCATGGTGGCGACCAGCCAGCCGGAAATAATCGCATTAGCGAACATCTCTGTCGGACTGTTTTTCATTACGTCTTCGGCAATGCTGACAAAGGCCTGACGGGTTGGCTCATCAAAAATAGGCATATAATTGAAGGCCCATGCGGCCACCGCGGTACCGATGAGATTGCCCGCCAGCACCACCGACCATAGCCGCATCAGCAAACCGACGTTACCGAGGGTGGGATTATGCATCACCGGCAGAACGGCGGTGACCGTATTTTCAGTGAACAGCTGCTGGCGGGCCATAATTACGATAATAAAGCCGAAGGTGTAGCCGAGGTTTTCCAGCAAAAAACCGCCCGGGATCCCCTCCAGTTTGACGTGAAAAATTCCCTTCGCCAGCAGGGAGGCCCCCATCGACAGGCCGGCCGCAATCGCTGACCATAGCAGGGCCAGCGCATCGCGCTCCATCTCTTTTTCCCCTTCCTGGCGAATATGTTCATGGATCGCCATCGCCCGCGAGGGAAGGCGATCTTCATTTACTTCGATCTCTTCACCACGCTGATTTTCCTCACTTTCCACTTCTCTTTCGTCATCCTCTGCCTTTAATTTGTTATTGTCTAGTTCATCCAT